GACAGGCGATCTTCTTTGCTAAGCGGTCCTTCCCTCTCTTTCTCAAACTGTTTCTTGGCCAGCATAGACATAATAAGACTTATCAGCCCTGCATTACCTTCTACGCCTTTTCCGCCTGTTAATCCCTTTAGAAGACCTTGGCCTAAGCCTAGAATTCCTGATCCTTTTGTTCCAAATATTTCGTCAGCGCCAGAACCCGTGCCTGGTGCACCAAAGCCGCCTATCATCTTGGATAGAAAATTAGTAAATCCACCACCACCGTCGCCAGTGCCCATTTTACCTGATAAATAGGGTAAACCGAACATTGCTGCGCCAATCATTAACGCTTCGGGATTGTTTCGTAGAATATCTCCTGCACCGCTCCCGATATCTTGGATTCCTTTTTTTATTCGTCTAAAAAACTTTTGCATAATCTCCTAATTTCGCAATTTATGTGATTGTTATTGGCAAGAAGGCTACGCTTGAAAGTTTAGCCAATTTTATTCTATATTTATAGTCATATTCTTGGTATATGACAATAGATATTATCATGGGTCAGAAAGAGAAAAAAACAACGCAGCAAGAGCCATTTAAATTCGAAGGCATTAGGCCTTTTGGACCTACTATTATAAAAGGTAAAATGCCTATGGATCTTATTCATTTATTGGATAAGAAAGCAACAAAAATGCTAGGAAATGAACAGCTTTCTAAAGAATTTAATCATGCACAAAATTTAGCAGGAAATGTTAAAAAAGAAGTGCGCTATCCTCAATCATGGATGAGTACCAAAGAATTTAAACCTGTAGTACATTACATGGGGGAAATGGTAAAAGCTTATATATCCATTCCTCCAGCTAGTGAAACTATTAGTCCTGAGTTTGTTGGCAAGCTTCTGATTGAATCAATGTGGATGGTGAGCCAGTGGGCAGGAGACTTTAATCCTTTTCATATTCATGAAGGACAATTATCCGGAGTTATTTATTTACGCATTCCGCCGGGATTAAAACAAGAATACAGTGAAGAGGATCATTATCCCACTGTCGGGGACATTGTTTTTTTTCACGGTCAAGCAGCTACATTTAGTGGTCATAAAATGCAACATACTCCTAAAGTAGGAGACATATTTTTATTTCCGAATTGGTTATCACACGGCGTCTATCCTTTTAGAACTAAGGGACAAGAACGCCGATCAGTTTCTTTTAATCTTCAGCTTGTTAGAAAAGAAGGTGACCCTGGAAGAGGAAACGCGGAAACAAAACGAAATAAAGATTTTTACTCGAACCAGAATAAAGAAACTCATCTCATACATGGTTAAAATTTCTCTTCCCTCAAAAGTAAATATTGGACCTTTTGAAGTAGAATTAATTACTATTCCTCATGAGGTGGCTTATGAATCATCCGATTATCAAGGAAGTTTTGTAAGTAAGCCTCCTTTAAAAATTTATTTAGATGATGAAATAATTCAAATGGGGGGAAGAGATGCTATTAACGTGGTTATTCATGAGTTAATTCATGTGGGATATTATCAATATCATCTAAAAGATAAAGATGAAGAAACTCTTGTAAATTCTCTAGCAAATTTTTTAACGGAATTATTATGCCGTTCGGAAGTGAAAAACTGGATAGTTGAAAACATGAGAAATAAGAAATGAGCAATGAACAAAACAGCCACCGATAATATTTCAGAAGGAAAATCTAATCCTAAAATATTTATAGCAACTCCTTGTTATGGAGGAATGCTTACAACCAATTATTTTGAGAGTTGCATGGGCTTAATGGCCGAGTGCATACAAAAAAGGATAGGACTACAGTTTGCCACGATTGGAAATGAATCACTAGTGACTAGAGCGCGCAACACATTAGTTCAATTGTTTATGGATGATGAAAAAGAATACACACATTTAATGTTTATTGATGCGGATATTGGATTTAATTATAGAACTATTTTTCGGATGCTGGACTTAGATAAAGATGTGGTAGCCTCTATTTATCCCCGCAAATCCATTGATTGGCGTAAGGTAAAAAAGAAAATGGAAGAGAAACCTAATATTACTCCAGAGGAACTTCATGCATTTTCCTTGGAATACAATTTAAATGTAAAAAATCCTAATCATATTGCCATGCAACGAGGATTTATTGAGGTTATGGATGCAGCTACAGGATTTATGCTTATTAAACGAGAGGTTTTTAATAAGATGAGACTGGCGTATCCTCATCTTAAATTTAAGAATGATCAGCATATAGGACAGCCACATGAAACAAAGTTTAAGCATCATGATACATCGGACTGGAACTACGCCTTTTTTGACACGATGATTGATCCCGAGACTAAAAGATACTTGTCAGAGGACTATGCATTCTGTAGACTATGGCAAAAAATTGGTGGTACCGTCTATGCGGATATCATGAGTGGACTCACGCATTACGGGACCTATGCTTTTCATGGAAATGTAGGCACTCAATTCTTGCCACCACAGAGGAAGTAATTTATTATACAATCTTATGGAACTAACCGATTTAAAATTTCAACCAGGAATAGACAAGCAAGATTCTCCTTATGCGGCAGGGGACGATCGTCGTTATGTTAATTCTGATTTTGTACGCTTTCATTATGGGAAGCCTGAGCGTTGGAACGGATGGGATTATCTTCCTAATCCTAATACAACAATCGTGGGCGTAGTCCGCGATACGCATGCCTGGATTAGCTTAGACGGAACAAGGCATCTTGCCTTAGGAACCGACAGAAAACTGTATGTTTTTGTTGGTGGAGTGTTCAATGACATTACACCTATACGATCAGGACCAGACTCATTGACCAATCCTTTTACAACCAACGGCACGACGACTGTTTCCGTAGCGGATACGGCACATGGGGCAAGTCAGGGAGATTTTGTGACCTTTGATTCATTCTCGGCCATTGATGGCTTGGATATGAACAACGAATTTGAGATTACTACTATTACGGATACTGACAATTATACTGTTACCCATACAAGTACGGCATCAGGATCCACATCCGGCGGGGGAGGAACAGGAAACGCTAATTATCAGCTCTCTATTGGAGAGGCAACATCCACTTTTGGATATGGATGGGGTACATCCACATGGGGATCTAGTACGTGGGGAACAGCCCGTTCATCATCAGATGTGGTAATTTATGCAAGAAACTGGTCACTTGATAACTTTGGGGAGGATTTAATTGCAACGGTCATTAATGGTGGAACTTATAAATGGGATCTCTCTGGTGGTGTTTCTAACAGAGCGGCAATCGTTACAAACGCCCCTACGGCGTCACGATTTAGTTTAGTATCTGCGGACACAAGACATTTATTTTGTATGGGAACCGAGACAACCCTTGGAAATACAGCCACACAAGATGACTTATTTTTTAGATGGTCGGACAGGGAAGACTTGACGGATTGGACTCCTGTAGCAACGAATGAATCAGGATCGCTTAGAATTGCGGATGGATCACGTATCATCGGGGCAGTTAAATCAACAGGACAAATACTTGTATGGACAGATAAATCCTTACACGGTGTTCAATTTGTTGGAACACCTTATACTTTTGGACAGCGTCAGTTAGGGGCTAACTGTGGATTGATAGCACAACACGCAGCCATAGATGTAAACGGTAAATCTTATTGGATGGGAGAAAATTCCTTTTACATGTATGATGGTGTAGTTAAAAAAATGCCTTGTTCCGTACAGGACTTTGTGTTTGATGACATCAGTTTCACTAATAAAAATGACATTGCATGTGGACTAAACACCGAGTTTAATGAAATTTTTTGGTATTATGCCACCGCCAATGCTACTCAAATTGACAGAGGAGTGGCCTATAATTATTTGGAAAATACATGGTATACAATTACTCTTGACCGCACCACCTGGTTGGCGGCTGAAATATATGAACAACCTATCGCTACTCAATACAGTACGACTTTAACGGCTAATTCCGCAACTATTTTAGGTTTAACGGCGGGAGCCTCTTATGTTTATGAACATGAAAAAGGAAATAATCAAGCGGATGGTACGGCGATTAGCGCAAGTCTAACTTCAGGATCCATTGAAATTGCTTCAGGAGATAATCTTATGTCCGTCAGTAAATTCGTTCCTGATTTCACTAATCTAACAAACAATGTTGCTGTTACCTTGACTTTGGAACAGTATCCACAATCAGCAGCTAATGTAATAACAACAGGAAACGTTACATCTTCAACGCAGAAAATTGACATACGGGGAAGGGGAAGGTCC